TCCGTTTTCATCTTTACGTTTTAATGGTTCACCAATAACAGAAACTGTTTTACTATACGATTCTTCATCAGAATAACCAGCTTGTTTATAATATCTATATAACTCTGTTTGTTCTGGTATTACAGGTTGAAAACCAATTAAAGTACTTCTATCAAAGTTAACAGGTTTATCTGTATATTTATTAGGTAAAAATCCATTTGACCATACTTCATTCCATAATGCACCTAAGTTAGTTTGACCTGACATTTTAAAAGCTTCTACTAATGCACTACCTTTTCCTGTTGCTAATACATCACTATCACTAATATCAATCATTAATCTATCTTGTGCTTGAGATATAGACATACCTTGTTTCATATAATCTTGTGCTTGTTTAACTGCACCGTAATATTCAATAGCTCTACCTTGTGTAAAAGGTTTACCAGGTAATAAAGCATTTAAAGCTATACCAGGTAAATTTACTTTTCCTGATGGTCCTAATGTTTGCATTAACCATTCAAGACCTAGTACACCCCAAACACCGTATTGTATATCTCCTGGTCCTGCACCACCAGGAAATAAACCAAAAGAGAAAAAATCACTTACATTCATTTGCATATTTCTTGCTAAATCTTCAGGAGCATATCTATCGTATATTTCTTTATGTAGAGCTTGTTCTTTTTTAATACGTTCTTTTGTTAACTCATCTTCAATATCAAACAAATCACGACTACCAGCAGGTATTTGAGCACCCCAAGCTGAATAAGTTACACCTAAAGGTAAGTTAGGATGTGTTTCTAATAATCTTTCAAAATCATAAATAGATGCAGGATTAGCTTTAAACGCTTCTACTTCTCTATTAAACTGTGCTATTTCTCTTTGTTTATTTATTAGATAATTTCTATTATCTAACCAATTTGGATTTATCAATGTTAACCCTGTCGTCTATTAAGTAAATCTAAAATAATAGGTGATTTACTAACTTCATACATAGCAGCAAGAGTAATATCTATACTTTGTGTGTTTGACTCAGGTATCATACCAGGACCTAAAGGTGCTCCTGATGTAGGAACTTCAGTAGGTCTTTCAGATGGTGCAAACACATTTGGTCTTTGTGGTTGTTGTTGTGATGTAGGTCTAGGTTGTATGTTACGTTGTGCAGGTAACGGAGCTGCTTTTTGTTGATTTAATAATTGTTGTTGTTGACCATAAGGTAAACCAGGCATATCTCTTAAAGGTTGTTTTGAACTACCTGGACCACCATCAGTTCTATTTCTATTTTGTGTAGCTACTGGAGCTGGTTTGGCAGGTTGTCTATATCCACCTCGTCTATTTTTCGCCATCAAATTCTCCTGTTAATAAAATTATAATACCTGGTGCTGGATATATGATTTGTTTAACATTATCACCCATAACATCAAGTTCATCAACAACACCATATTCATTGTATATAGTTTCCCAAAAAGTATCTTCGTAATATTCTTCCATTACATACCACCAAATGCACCTGCAATTGAAGGTTGTCCACCCATCATTTGTTGTTGCATCATTTGTTGTTGTATCATCATTTCTTCTTCAGGTGTCATCTGAGGTTCTTGTGGAGTATAAAACTGTTTCATAATCTCTGTTATAGCAGTTGGATACTCGTAAATAGCAATAGCAGCCATTGTAGCTGCAGGGTCACCTTGTGCAGACCTAGCTAGTATAGAATCAAATAATACTTGTTCAGCTTTATTTTTACGTATACGTTCCTGTACTTTAGCTATATTCTCTAAACCATCAATGTTATCTTGTAGTGTTTCTACGTCTATAACACCTGCTTGTAACAATTGCAACCCAGTTACAATTTTTTGTGGTTCATCAAATCCAGCCATAACACCATAGATACGTCTAGTTCTAAAGTCACCACCAATATCTTGTAATACATTATAGTTTTCACTAAATGCAGCACCATTAAGAAAACCAGCCATAGGTTTTTTAGATATGCCTTGTGAGTAAGATAATATTACATCCATCTCTAATCTCTTAGCATCCATCTGTACCATAGCTGATTTAATAACATCTCTATATTCTGAAATCATAAGTGACATAGTGCTGTTTAATTCTGATAGTCCAGCACCAGTAACAAAACTATTAGGAGATTGGCTATCGTCAGTTACAGGATAACCACCTACCATACGCAATTGTCTTTCTAATCTATCTATCTGTTGAAACAATTGATACGGCATATTGTTCATTGGTTTAGAAACTTGTGTACCAGGAGCTAGATAATTAACCGCAAATCGACCTTTTCTATATTGTCCGGATTCTATCTCTCCTGATATGTTAGTTTCTGTAAACACACTGTCTTCCATAGCAATAGCTGACATAATGTTTATTTTTGCCATCATTGCCATCAAACCTATTACGTGGTCGTATTGTCCTTTAAGCTGGTCAAAAGATACACGTTTCATAAATACAAATGGTGGAGTAGATAATACGTTAGGTATAAAATCTAAAATCATATTACGTTCTGGGAATACAATGTATGTACCTCCCATGTCATAGTATTCAATAATTCTTACACCAGAGTATGTATTATCTTCCCAAGCTTGTTCTCTGTTATTTTCATAAGACAAAAATGGTGTAGCATTATCTTGTGCTTCTTCAGCATCTTCATCTTGTTTTAAAATTTGTTCTGCAAACTCTGGATAGATTTGTGCAAGTTTATATCTAGGTACACGTCTAATAACAGCCATTTCTCTTGGTTGTTGGTCAGGACCTAAGTTACCTACAAAAGTATCATAAGGGTCACGTAACTCTGCACTAGGATAAAAGAAACCATTAGTATCACGTTTAGTTGTAATAACCCAAGCACAGTAACCATAACCAGGTAACCATCTAGCTGCTTGTTGTAGTTGACCTAATAAGTTTTGTTTTTCATCATAGTTAGTAACAATACGTTCTAATTTTTCTGCACGTACTTTACTTCTAGTAGAATCATTTTCATTAGGTACATCAACTCTAACTTGTGGTATACCTGAAATCTTTTGTGCAAGTCGGTCAATACCAGATTGCAACATATTAGGAGCTGGTAATAAATCAGCATCAGAGGTTTCCATTGTATTACCTAACAATGCTTTAATGCCATCTGCACCACCATTAAGAATAGCTTTTATTCTAGCTTTCTGTACTTGTCTTTCTTGTACTAACTTACCTGATGTAAGTTCAGCAGCGTTTCTAACTATCTCCTCATAAGTTTTAACATCTAAGTTTTCTATGCCCATGGTGCTTCGTTTATCTCCGTCATCTTATAATCTCCATAACTAGGATTATAATCTAATCCTATGTTGGCAGTATGCTCTTTTTGCATACGCCTAAAAACTTTCATTGGAAACCAACTAGCCATAACTATGTCAGTCTTCTCTTTGTTTCGTTTAGAAACAGGTTTACCATCAAAGTATAACAGTTGTTGTCTGTATTTCTGTATTTTAGCATTAGATTCTCCATCACCAACAGGTAGATGTATTCTTTTATCTTCAAACAAATCTGCCATAGCACCAACACCATACAATGGGTCATGTTTATTTTTACCTGTTAAATGACCTTGTACAGTTATACCAGTACGTAATGTAAATTCTTTTATTGCAGCATCTTGTCGTATAGCAGATTGAAATCCGTTTTCTTCTACTATCCAATGTCTACAATCGTACTCGTGTAACCATATTGCCATTTGGTCTAACGCAGCTCTAATACCACCACCACGTCTGTTTTCTAAATCAACTAAATACAACTCACCTCTGTATTGGTCTATACCCCAAAGTACAGATGCTTGGTAACCAGATGATGCAGGGTCAAGTCCAGCAACAAGATATAAGTTTTTATATACCTGTCCTAGTACTAAGTCAGGTCGCATACATTGGTCAATCATGTTCATAGTAAATATTTGCGTACCTTCTACATATGCTTGATTAAAATAAACCATTTCAAATGTTTGCCTACCACCTGTAGATTCAGCAGAATGTAACCTAGACATTAACCATTTAAAAGTTCTTTTACCTGGCCATAACATACAATCAGTATGTTCTTCTTCTAAATGTTCTGGTATTTGACACTCTAATGCATGTGCAGTTTCTACTATGCTTGTAAAGTTATCTGATTCAAGTAAGTGGTTATATAAATCATCAGGGTGCTGTCTTGAACCAATTACAACAACAGCAGTATGTTCCTCTTTACGACTTGATAATGTAGTTGTCCACCATTGTCTTGTACTTTCTCTAGCACCAGGTTGCATAGTAGTTTGGTGGTCTTCAATGTCGTCTGCAATAATTATGTC